GCAGCAGTAATCTGAAATGAACCAAGGTATTGTGGTTTACACAATATCTCTTTAATCATCATTTCATCAATATCGGTATGAAATAAATAATCATTAGTAATACGATCATATCTTGAATAGGGATCTAGCTTTTCAATACAAGTACCGGAATCAACAACATTAGCATAATTTCTAAGAGACATAATCTCTTTAGTATCAAGCTCAGCATTATTCGGATTGTGAAGACCAGTCATATCTCTAAAAGCAGATCTTAAATTGTCGATAAAATCATTGGTAACGAGTTTAGCACTATCAGCAGTTTTATCAGCCAATTTAGTTATAATCCTAGACTCACCTTCAAAAGAAGATGTAGGAGCAACAGTGACAAAAGTCACAGTTTTAGGAGAAGACACATAAGCTTCAAACTCAGTGAACATTGCCTCAACAACAACGCTCAAAGTGTTTGTAACACCAGTGCCAACAGCTAAAGGGTTTAAAACAGCAATTGTCAAATTAGCCCAATTTCCAAGAGGACTAGTATAATCAACAGCTGGAGAATACCCAACAGCAGTAGAATCCATTGTAGCAAGATCAGTATTACAAAACCAAGGAACTTCAAGACAAACACTAGTGGCTTCATTAGCACCCAAAAAAGCATGAGGGCCGGACAAAAAAGTATTAATCATTTGTCCGCCTCTCAAGCTATAAGGACCAGCAGCAGTCTTTGGAGGAAGTACGGCAGCAAGGAGCAAACCTTGGTGACATATTGTTCCAGACAAAGACAATTTAAGACACATTTTCATACGAAAATATGAAGCCAACTTTATTAAAGCTGTAAGGGAAGGATTGGAAGAAAAAACATCAACAGGCAATCTATTCAAAGGTACAGTACCGGTTAAAGTAGAATATCTAAGGTCTGTCGTAGCCCAAGCATATCTAGACACATAAAAAGGTCTCTTAAGCCAAGGAGCAATATCGAGTTTGAATTGCGGATCTATGCAATGCAACTTCGGCCATTTATTATATTTCTCGGGGTACTCGACAGACGGCCTAGTTTGAACACGAGAATGGATAGCAGTTGATATAGGAGCAATGGTTTCTCCTCTATTAACATTATTAGAAACAGAATTAGTTTCTATACTATTATTATTATTATTATTATTATTATTATTATTATTATTACTA